TTCGTTTGTAGCATATCCATACATGGTCCCTTGATCACCTGCACCAACAGAACCATATTGTTCATTGATGCCGTTTCTTGTTTCCAATGCAGTATCAACAACAGCTGCAATGTCAGCACTCTGATTGTGTACATATACATAAATCAAAAACTTCAAGGAATTGTATCCCACTTCTTTCAGTACGTTGCTGACAATGTAACGAATGTTGACTTTTTCGCTGCAGGTGATTTCGCCCGCTACGATGATTTTTCCTTTGGTTGCCATAACCTCGCAAGCCACACGTGAAGCCTTATCTTTACGCAGGCAGGCTTCCAAAATGCTGTCTGCAATGATATCGCATAGTTTATCTGGGTGTCCTGCGCATACGCTTTCTGCTGTTTTATAAGTAATCATATTTTCACTTTCCTTTCCGAGCGGATAGAAGCCGCTCCATCACATCGTCCTGCGGATTTGCTCCGCTGTATTCCCCGGTGCAGTTTTCCTTAACAATCTGGAAAACTTCCATCCACAGACGGTTTGTTTGATTCATATAGTTCTGACCCATCGCCACATATGGACTTTGAATCGCATTGCCTGTGGTGGGGTGCTTTGCCAAAAAGCCGTATTCGGTTACTGCTTCTTCGCACTGAATCCACCGCGCCACACTCATGGCATATCGTTCCAGAAGCTGCGGTGATACGAGCGCAGCACATCCGCGTTCATTCAGCCATTGCCATGTGGACTTGTAGATTCCGCCCGCAACGAGCGCCTTACCATCCTTCTGCACAGCTTCGAGCATTTTGTTTGGTTCGGGCATCGCCTGGCCTTTGAGGTCTGCGGTATCTGAAAACTCCATAACGGTCAGCTTTCTACCTCCAGGATTGCCCTCGGCAATTTTGTCGGCGAGAGGTTTCTTTTTCGCACCCGCGCCGACACGAGCGCCGCCTCTGTTTGTACCGTCTTTTGCCAATATGTTCACCTCACTTTATTGGGTAGGGCTATTACTGCGTTTGAAACTGCGTTTTTTAACACGAAGCCCCACACCGCTGTCCGTAAATTTTTGTTTTGAAGATTCTACCTCCCCTAGGGGGCTAGTCTCGACACCATGTCTTGTTTCGAACGATGTCACTGATGTGTCTCTGAGTGACGCCAAACTGTTCTGAGAGTTCACGTTGCAGAAAACCACATAGATACAGCCACTTGATTTCATGGACATCGGACAACATTAGTCTTGATGCGGCAGCGTTTTCACCGTGGCGCAAACACACCGCTGTTCCATGATGAATTGAATCTAGAACGTTTTCTTGTGGTGTTCCCCAGCAAAGATTAGGCAAACTATTATCAAGAGCGTTTCCATTAAGATGCCGACACACCATTTCATCTGGACGGCTACCAACAAAAGTTTCTAACACAAGCTTGTGAACTGGTTCAGTACAGATGCCGTTTCGAGCAGTGTTATCCCTTAGATTCACACGGTAGTATCCTTTATGAATGCGTTGGGACAGCGACCTTGGTATTCCACCGCGATATGAATATATGTGGCCGGAATCATCGGCATAGTATCCATCGTGATTTGGAATTGGCTTTACATTATCATTCATGTCTGTCCTCCCCACCGCTCTCCGCTCCCAGCAGTAATACGCGAGTGGCATGATTTACAAAGAGCTCTGAGGTTGCTCGTCTCATTGCCTCCACCCTTAGAGAGCGGGAGGACGTGGTGTATCTCTTCGGCAGGGGTGAGCGCCCCTTGCTTCTGACACTCCTCGCAAAGAGGATGCGACTTGATGTAGCGGTCGCGGATGCGCTTCCATGCACGACCGTATCGTTTATTGGAAGCAGGGTCACGTTCGTATTGGTTGTAGTGTTTGTCCATTGCTTTTTGATGCTCGACACAGTATTGCTCACGTTCAGCAAGCCGACCGCAGCTGGGGTAAGCACAAGGACGCTTGGGTTTGTATGGCATTGGTTCACCTCCTTGGGGTATAACAAAAGCCACCGCAGATTTCTCCGGGGTGGCCTTCTTAATTCTATTTCGCTATTATAATATTATCAGACAAAGCTATGAACATCTGCTAACATTTCCTATCATCTCTTCATGCGGAAGTAGAAATTTCTGCAATAGCCCTATCCCTTATACGGTAGATGTGTTGAATACTGTAATTCATATCAACGGCTATCTGCTCCCACGTCTCAAAGCAAAGGTAGCGTTTCTCAAGAAGCGTCTGGTGTTCAGTATTAGCAACTGTTTTTATAGCCGCTACGATTTCACGCTTTAGGTCAACAAGACGGTCGATATCATAGTTTATTTCCGCTTGCAGGTCGATGATTTTCCCAATGGCATCCGCCATAGTGGAGGTTGCTCGGTTGGGATTTTTCGGCATAGCCGTAAGAGTAGAAGTTACCTTGGTAGCAAGATCGTTTAGTGAAGCTACTTGTTCCAGTTTGCTGTTTATGCGTTGGTCAAGGCGATAAGCCTGCCCGAGATATTCTTTTGTCGTCATCATATAACCTCCTCGTTTAGTTTGCGAATGAGCATCTCCGGTTCAACCGAAGTAAGCAGTGAATACCAGTTGGATCGTAAGAACCTTTCGACCTCTCTCTTCGTGTACAAAGCCGAATCATTGCGAGGGTATTTCGCCAGTCTTTTCAGTGCATATCGGTAATCCTTGACCGCCTGCACAATAATGGCATTTGCCAGTTTTTCATAAACATCCATCATATACTACCCCTCGCTTTCCTTAAGTTTACTTTGACCGCATTGATAAGATCGGATTGTGTCTTTTCCTTTCGTTTCAATGCCCTCATAACATCTTCATCAATTGTTCCTTTTGCAACGATGTGGTGGATTACCACCGTTTCATTTTGACCTTGCCTCCAAAGTCTAGCATTCGTCTGCTGATACAGTTCCAGACTCCAAGTAAGTCCAAACCAGATCAGCGTAGAACCACCACTTTGTAAGTTAAGACCATGTCCTGCTGATGCCGGATGGATAACCGCCACAGGAATATCTCCGTTATTCCAATCCTTAATATCATTGGAAGTCTTAATTTCACGGACTTTGAATTTTGACTTGATACGCTCCAAATCATGATTGTACCAATAGGCAATAAGGACAGGTTTGCCGTTTGCTCCTTCGATTAGATCCTCCAGAGCATCCAGCTTACGGTCATGTATGAAATGGGCATTTTTTTCTTCATCATAGATAGCGCCGTTTGCCATCTGCAGGAGTTTGCCTGAAAGGACTGCTGCGTTCATGGCATCAATTTCCTCATCGGCAATTTCAAGAACCATATCCTCACGAAAACCGTCATACACCGACTGCTCTTTTTCGCTCAGATATACAGGCACTTCATTTATCATGCATTCAGGCATTTTCAGAAAATCTACTGACTTCATGGAAATAGTAATATCCGAAATGAGTCTATATATTGCATTTTCCGCACCTGGCAACTGCTTATATGAAAACACCATTTGCTGATTGCGTTTATCCGGGGTAAAGAAGGAACTGCGGTAGTGAGTTATGTACCTGCCGAGTCTTACACCCATATCAAGGATACGAAACTCTGCCCACAAATCCATCAAGCCATTACTGGATGGTGTACCCGTAAGACCCACGACACGTTTTGTCTGGGGTCTGACTTTAAGTAAGCTTTTGAACCGCTTTGCACCATAGGACTTAAAGGATGAAAGTTCATCAATGACCACCATGTCAAATTTGAAGGGAATGCCGCTTTTGTTTACCAACCAGTCCACATTTTCTCTATTGATAATATAAATGCTTGCAGGTTTCTTAAGTGCAGTCAAACGCTCCTGCTCCGTACCGATTGCCACAGAATAACTAAGGCCTTTAAGGTGTTCCCACTTATTTATCTCAGCAGGCCAAGTATCCCTTGCTACCCTCAGAGGGGCAATGACCAAAACCTTTCCAATTTCAAAGCTATCAAGACATAAGTCGAAGATGGCGGTTAGTGTAATCACGCTCTTGCCAAGACCCATCTCCAAAAATATAGCAGCTTTGGGATGCTCTAAAATAAAGTTTGTTGCATAGGTTTGGTATTTATGAGGATTGTATTTCATCGAGTATCCCTCCAATCTGTTCATCATTGTCAATTACATAGCAGGCAAAGCCTAACTCCTGTAACTGCTTTATTCTTCTAATCTGCAGCGGCCTTGGTTTCTTCCCTGGGGCCTTTAATTCCACAAATGTGATTTTTCCATTTGGCAAAAGTACCAGGCGATCTGGCATCCCATCTAGACCGGGGCTTACGAACTTTGCCGCAATGCCTCCCATCCTTTTTACCGCTTCCACAAGTTTCTTTTCAATATATTTTTCAAGCATGAATACCTCCTATTTAAAGGCAAGGAACAAGAAAACAACTTGAACCTATTTTTTCTATACGCGCGTGTATGTGTGTATGCACAGGCTGAATTCCTTCTTTTTACTATCTCTTGTGTACAAAGGTTAATTCTTGTTCCACTTGTTCCAAACCATTGTTTCCCCTTGATTTATCTACCTTTGCTAAAGAACGAGTCTGGGAACAACTTAGAGAACAACTATACCTGTTCCTCGCTTCGGGAATAAGCTCGTTGCTTTCCATAGATATGAAAGTTACTTGTTCCGTTCTTGTTCCCGGTGAACTTGTTCCACTCACCGATTTTTCTCATGATGGCACCGATGGCATAGGAATCAGATGTTCTAATGGATGCTGCATCTTTACCAAAACATTCACACCAAATCTCCATGTTGGAGACGAGGGTTCTTTTTACCGTTCCAACACGGGCACCTCCGCCAAATTCGCTACCGCCGAGGTAATTTCTACGCTCGTACAAAGACAAAGTATCCCAGTCATCTGGCAGTAAAGTATCCAGATAGGTGCGTACCAGTCCTTCTCGCTCATCTGTTTCCATTGCATCTGCCTGTTCGCCGGTTGCAAGGGATACATCATCGCCTTCAAGGTAGAGTTTTTCGCCCTTCTCATAAAATACAAGTGTCTCTGCCCAAATCTGCTGCACTTCATCTTTTGTAATCTGCCAAGCTTTCTCCTTGCCGTTGCCGCTTATCCTCACAGGCCAGAACCTGCGGTTACCTGTTATATCACGAAGAAAACCACTCTCCGCATTGGTAGAACCCACAATGACACATTGACGGGGATGGCTTTCCACATTGACTCCATAGCTTGCACGATACTTATCATCAGACCTTGATATAAAGGATTTCACAACCTCCACATCGGTCTTACGCATTCCGGCAAGCTCGCCAAGTTCCAACATCCAATATCCCTGCAACTTTTCAGGACCCGCTTTGTCCTTCATATCCGTAATGGTCAAGCTGTCTGAAAACCAATCCCCTGCGAGTTTTGCAAAGAAGGTTGACTTGCCGATGCCTTGTGGCCCATTTAATATAAGGACACTGTCAAACTTTGTACCCGGTCTATAAATACGGGCTACCGCCGCTACCATTGTTTTACGAATGACTGCCTTGGTATAGGAGTTATCCGTTGCTCCGAAATAATCAATGAGTAGATTTTCTACTCGGCTTATCCCGTCCCATTCCGGTAGCGAGTTCAAATATTCTTTGATCGGGTGGTAGGCTCTTTCTGAAGCTACCGCCAACACGGCATCCTTGGTCTTGGTTGGAGAATATAATCCATAAATACTGCTTAAGTACACCTTCAAAAGTGCGTTATCTGCGTCATTCCAGCCACCCTTAATTTGATCCCAAGGTAGGCCGCCTTTGGCATCAATGCCGTCACGATGACAGTTAAAGGCAATGTGCTGCAAAACTTTATCGTGCCTTAAAATGAGGACAATGTTATCCAGTGTATCCTTCACGTGGCCTTGTTTATCTAGTTCCAAAGCAGTCTGCCAATCATCACCGCCAAACTCCTCCTCGGCCTGTTCCTGTCTTTCTTTGGCAAACTCCACTTTCACTGTTTCATCTTTAATGGCAAACTCACACATTGCTGCAAAAGACGGCATCTTACCTGGAGCCGTAACCCCAGTCACCTTATCATCGAGAGAACCGAATTTATGGATCCGCACAAGGTCAAAGGCATTGAGGAGCAGACAGCTTGCAGGGTCGGTAGCATGATGGCTGTATGTGAACTTATCATCATAAATAATTACACCTGCGCTGCTGTCAGCCGAGATATAGTCATAGCGTCCTTCCATAGCAGAGAGAGAATAAACTGCACCCAGGAATTTCTCAATTGCCTCACGAACCGAGTAAGCACGGCAGAACGTTCCTACCACACCTTCCTTGGAAAGCGGGTCTGCCTGTTCTTTCAGATTGCGACGAATGACCTCTGATTGGCGGTTGGATACCGGCCAGGTACTGGTATCGTGCCAGTTTTCGTATTTGGAAAGATAAACATCCGGGTCAAGGAGATTACTATCGGTTTCCTCATAGACGAATAATCCGTTTGAGGATGTTGACGGCCAATACATTAGGCGATGAGCCTCATAGGTTGTATCATCAAAAAGATCGATACCGATTTCCTTTGCCACCATTCGGCCAACGGCCGCATATTCTTCTTCACTGATATCACGGGCAAGGGGAATTATCAGACGGAGCCTCGGTTGTTCTGGAGTGTGCTTATGTGTAGAGTAGACACAGCATTTGAAATCAAAAAGCATGGTGATCTGATCCCAAATATCAGCTGTACCATAATCCATATCAAGAGACAGTAAAGAACGGCATAAAACATTGCCTTTCTTTCGTCTGCTTTCTTTCAGATGCCCTCCAACAAAGCCGCCCACATCTTTGATATCATCCTGCCCGCCTCTTTTTAGTTTGCGGTATTCTTCCATCGTTTCCGTGGTACGCTGCGTAGTCTTCACTCGGGAGCAGAAAGCCTCCCATGAGATGTCACTGTTTTTCCACTTTCTATCCATTCGGCTGTTGCCGACTGCGATTTTCATAAATCTTCGACCTCCTCATACCCTGCGTTGAAATATCTGACCGCCTGCCTGCGTTTCTTGGCTTTTTCAATCTCCATTGCCATACCCCTTGAGATGGTATTACCAAGCACCCATACCTCTGAGCATTTGCCCATTAGCACGATATCCATAAATAAGGCAAGTTCCCGTTCCTTTGGATTTGCATCATCTATAAACTGCGGGAACATAAGATGTGGAGCAATGGGGATACAGTTTTGCTCCAAGGCAAACCTGCAGAACGCACGAGCTTTTTTCACATTTCCATCTACATCCCCGGAATATGGAGAGCAGATATACACAAGAGGCTTGAATGCAGATTTCTTTTCTGCCTTCTCCTCTCTGATAATATTGGTCAGTGCTTCATGGGGAGTTGGGTCATAATAACCTTCTGAATTGTATTTATTTAGGCTCATAACATCTACCTCCGGCTCTAATCTTCTTACCGCATTCTTTACAGAACACTGCTGTACCGAATAAGTCACTCTCACCATCACTCAAAATTTCCGCAAGATCTACTGATACCTCAGAGCCACACATAGGACAATGACAAAATACATTCTCATCTGTTATTTCAATGGATACCTCCATAGCATCATTCAATCTTTCTTTCACATAAAACATAATCGTTGCCCTCCTCAATTTGTGCTTTTTTCCATTTTCATCTTGTACCATTCCAAGTGGCGTTTACGCTGTTCATACTCTGGAACAGCTACCAAAAGACCAACATCTACTTTTTGCAAAGTCTCAAGCATTGTAATCTGCTCATCGGAAAGATAAGGACGGATACTTTTACCTTTTTCAATACCATTAGCTATCCTAAACTGCTTTGCCGACATTCCAATAACAATGCGGTTAATCATGTCGCATTCATTGCTGAAGTAATATGGTTTGGGATTTTCGTGAAGTAATTTGATGTTATCCGTAAGTAGCGGAAACTCCTTACGAGCCGAAACAAGAGTTTTGATAAACTGCTCCATCTCGTTAAATCTTCGAATGTATAATTCTTTGAACTTCATTGCCTTTTGCCCTGTAAATCCCATCACCAACATGGTGAAGCCATCACGAGTCATGTAAAAACTGGGTAGTTTTCTTCCTGTACTGTCCTTATAAGAATCAGCCTTAAAGTTAGAATGAATGAAGTTTTCACTCAACCCAGATATGGGGTCAGTGATTCTACGAATGTCACGGATGACGTGGTCATGACGCTTTTCAAAGAACTCTGCCACAAACAAGCTATCTACTCTTGCCGTATCGTTGGTGTCGGCAAACACACCGTATTTGTCTTTGGGTATCAATTCTCTCATTGAAAAAACCTCCTGTGAATTTAGTAAGAGGGGATGCCCTCTACCTAATAGCCGCAGGAGGTAATGAAACTTGAGGATTTTGAAATAATTATTTAAT